ATCTTGAGCAAATTACATCTTTGAGTGCACTGGAATTAGATACAAATGCTTTTCAGGTTAAAGATAAAGATGGTTTGAATAGATTTAAGAGTGGTTTTGTTGTAAATGATTTTAAAAATAGAGATTTTATTGATTTTACACCTGATAGTGGTTCAAGATGTGATATTGATACAGTGCAAAAAGAACTGATTAGTGCGATTGATTTTTGGTCAATGAACCCTGAATTAGCTTTAGATCCAGCTATCAATGTTGAAACTGCAGATTTAAGTTCTAATTTGAGATTATTAGATCCTAATTGTAAGAAAACTGGAGATTTTATTACATTAGATTACGAAGAAGTTGACTGGATTGAAAACCCACAAGCAACTGGTGTTGAAAATGTAAACCCATTTAATGTAGTTGCATTTGCTGGTGTAATAAGATTAGACCCACCATCTGATAACTGGACAAGAACAGTTTACGTTAATAACGTTAGAACTGAATCAACAGGTGCTAGATGGGTAGAAACATCAAACGTAGTTTCAAATACTGCAGTTAGAGGAAGATCTCATACACATTCTCGTGTCGAAACTAGACCAGCGAGAGGAGGATTTCGTGCTTTCAGTAGGTCATTCAGGAGAGGAAGAAGAGGTCATTTCCACGGACAAAGATTCCACCAAGTTAGAGTTACAGAGACAAGAACAAGAGTTACAAGAAGAATTGAAAGAAGTTTTACTAATACATTAGTCGGACCTTCAGAAGAAAGAGATTATGTTGAAAGTACGAAAATAACTGGAAGAAATGTTGATCAATTCATGAGATCAAGAAATGTTTATTTCCAAGCAAGTGGATTAAAACCATTTACAAGACATTATCATTTCTTAGACAGCGGTGTCCCTGATATTGTTCCAAAACTAGTTGAAATTGAAATGTCATCTGGTACTTTTAGTATATTAGAGGATGTTAAAGTTGAATTGAATGGAACACAAATCGCTTTAATTAGATCTCAAGAACCAAATCATAAAATTGGTGATGAATCAAGACCTGAGTTTCAAGCAGGGTTAGGATCACCTGCTTCTAATGTTGAAAAATATACAGTTGATCCATATGATCGTGCAAGACCAGCTCCATCGGCAACTTATTCTGCTACATCAAGACTCTTTAACGTCGATGTAACTGGATTAGCAAACTTAGAAAAATATTCTGGGTATATTGTAAGAGGTGCAAAACTAACTGGTCAGACAAGTGGTGCTGTTGCAACGGTTACAAGTGTCAATCTTAACTCAGATAACTGGGGTGATCTTATCGGAGCATTCTTCTTTAGAAATGCTAATGTTACACCAAAACCACCAAATTTATTTACAGTTGGTACAAAAACATTTAGAGTTACATCAAATGCTGATGGAACACTCCCAATACCTGGTAGTGCAGCATTATCAAGTAGTGCTTCAGGAACTTATCTAGGAACTGGTACAGTATTAACACAACAAAATAATGTTGTTCAAGTTAGAAATCCACCCCGTCCCCCACAAAGAGAAAATGAGATTGAAGTTAGAACTGCTGATGAAGTACAAAGAAGTGAACAACTTATAGGAGTTATTGGAAGAAGAAGAAGACGTAGAAATTGGAGGAGAAGAAGGAGAAGAGGAAGAAGAGATCCTTTAGCACAATCATTCACAGTGGATGGATCAGGAGCATTCCTCACATCGTTTGATGTTTATTTTGCTGCAAAAGATGAGACTGCTAAATTGACAGTTCAATTAGCGACTGTTGAGTTAGGTATTCCAACAATTAACTTAGTTCAAGACTTTACTGAAGTTGTATTAGATCCTAAAGATATTAACATTTCAGGTGATGCGTCAGTCCCTACAACTATCAGATTCCCATCTCCAGTTTTCTTACCACCAGATGAGGAATATGCGTTAATATTCTTATGTCCACAATCTGACAAGTATGAGATGTGGGTATCCACAATGGGTCAGAAGTCAATTAAGACAACTCAATTACCCGATGTTCAGAACGTTATTGTTTCTAAACAGTACATCGGTGGTAGTTTGTTTAAATCACAGAATGGTACAATTTGGACACCAAGCCAAAACCAAGATTTAACATTCAAACTTCGTAAAGCAAAATTTGTTGATTCTGGTAATGTAAGATTTTATAATACACCAATTGAACCAGGTAATAGAAATTGTCAAGTATTACCTACAAACCCAATACGTACATTACCTCGAAAACTCAAGGTAGTAATAACAGGTTCTGGTACAAGAACAAATGCTGTATTTCCACTTGGTCGAAAGGTAAGTACAGGTGCTGCTGGAGATTTAGAGGATCAAAGTATCACAGGTATTATTGAAGGACAAGGTGGTCCGATTTCAACCGAGGAAGTCGTAACTGGTGGAACTGGATATTCATTCAGTAGTACAACTGCTGTCCCAACAATTCCTTTAACTGGAAGTGGAAATGGATGTACAGTCAATGTTACAGTGTCTGGTGAAGTAGTTACCGCTGTAGCGATTAATGGTAATGGATCTGGTTATCAAGTTGGTGATGTTTTAACAGTAGATAATTCAAGCACTAAAGTAACTAGAGGTGCTGGACTTAAATTTGCTGTCACAGCGATAAATGCAACATTCGATACTCTTTATCTAACTGATGTTCAGGGAGAGAAGTTTACAAATGGTGATACACTTGTTCATTATGGAGCAGCAAACGATACTAGAACAGTTGCAACAAATGTTACTGTAAATGGTGATTCAACACAAAATGGTGATTTATTCGCTGGTAATGTATTTGAGGTTACACAGTATAATCACGCACATCATGGTGCTACAAATAAAGTTGATATAAGAAATATCAAACCTGATACGGTTATTGTCCCTTCAACAAGTGCACTAACTGCAGAAAGCACAACTGTCTCACTTGCAAACACTGCTCCATTTGCTAGATATCAAGGAATTTCTACCGATAGAGGAGAAGCATTAATTGAAGAAGAAGTCGTATCTTATGTCTTAGGAACAGGTCAACTAACTTTAACTAGAGGTATATTGAATACTACTGCTCTTCCTCACGATGAAGGTGCAAGTGTTCAGACATATGAATCTAATGGTGTTTCTCTTGCTGGAATTAATACAGTATTCACAATTCCTACAAATACAACACTTGTTGATGAAATCAACGTTGATAACTATTATCTTGAAGTAGACAGATCTGCCTTAGACCCACTAAATCAAAGGGTTGGTAACTCCTTACTATGCTTCACAGATGAAAGAGCATTAGGTGGTAATACAGTTGAAATATCACAAAATCATCAATACAGCTCTCTTGCACCAAATATTAATTTCATTACACCTGGCACAACAACAGAGGTTGATGCTCGTGTAAGAACCATAAGTGGAACTAGTGCAGATGGTACTGAAGTATCATTCTTAGATCAAGGTGTTCAAGCTATTACTTTAGGTGAAACAACTTTCTTCCCAACACCTAGATTGATTGCCTCTAAGATTAATGAGGAAAAACTCACTTTCTTCCCTAAATCAAAATCAATCGAACTAAGTGTTGATATGACAACTGCTGATGATAATTTATCACCAGTATTAGATACGAAGAATGCAACATTCGTTTATGGTAGAAACAAGATTAATAATCCTGTAGCTAATTACGCAACTGATAGTCGTACAAATTCTATTGAGAGTGATCCTCATGGTTCAAGATTCGTTACTGAAATGACTCACCTGACTCAACCAGCAACTTCATTGAAAGTTGTTATTTCTGCTAATCGTCCACCTGAAGCAGACTTTAGAGTATTCTATCGTTTATTAACCGCTGACTCAACAGAAGTTGGTACAACGTTTAGAGCGTTTCCTGGTTTCAAAAATTTAAGAGATATTGATGGTGATGGATTTGGTGATGAAGTTCTGGATGAAGCAAATAATGATGGTAGACCTGATGCATCAGTAGCACCTAATGGTGATGATGAATTTTCAGATTATCAATTCTCAGTTGATGAGTTAGAACAATTCAGTGGATTTGCAATCAAAATTGTTATGACAACAACTAATGAATCTGAGACTCCTAGATTTAGAGACTTCAGAGCAATTGCACTAGCATAATGATACCAGTAGAAGGACATAAAAGTTTATTTCGTGATGAGGAAACTAATGCTATCGTTAATACAGACACGATAGCATATGATAATTACATGAATAATAAACTAACCAACTCTGATAAAAAAGCAGAGATGGATGAAGTGAAACGTGAACTTGCAGAGTTAAAATCTTTGTTAAAAGATCTTGCTTCAAAGATAACGTCTTAGTAAATATAAATACTTTTTAGATCTGAATTGCTAACCTAGATGGCAGATATCAAAGTCAGAGTTGGACAGCAGAATGCAACAAAGGTGATTTCATCTCTTGCAGGTGCTCAAACTCTATCATTAACAGAATTAAGTGATGTGAATATTTCTGGAACCTTACAAAATGGTATGGTTCTTGTTTTTAATGGTGTTACAAAAAAATTTGACGCAACGTTGGAGTTGACTCCAGGTGCAGCACAGAACTTAGACATCAACGGGGGAAATTTCTAAATGGCTAGTATTATTAGAATCAAACGATCCTCTGGAACCGCAAAACCAGGTAGTTTGAATTGGGGTGAAATGGCATATGTAACTGGTATAGGCAGTTACGGTGGAACCAATCAATACAAAGACAGAGTATTTTTAGGAGATGACGGAACAAACGTCAATCCAATCGCAGGACATTATTATACATCTATGATGGAGCATACACCTGGTGCTCTAGCAGGTGTGACAAACACAAGAAATAGTGATGGTGGTATTGTAGCAATACTTGATAGTAGTAGAAAAATAGATGTATGGAATGTAGATAATATTACTTTAGATGCAAATACAATATCTTCATCTGATACAGATGGTGATTTAATATTAAATCCGAATGGATCTGGTGAGGTTATGATACCTGACGATACATTCTTGGGTTTCGGTGGAGGAGCAAATGGAACAGCAGCATCAGATGCTAAGATAGAATATGATGAAAATGGCACAGATCAACTAACATTTACAGGAGCTGATGTAAGATTTAATATTGCTACACAATCAACCAGTAAAGACACTGGTGCTGTAATTGTTGAAGGTGGAGTAGGTATTGAAAAAAATCTTACTATTGGTGGTAATTTAATATCAGGTGGAGAGGCATCAGTTTTAGGTAAGATAAGAATTGCTGATAATGTGATTTCTTCATTAGGTAATTCTGAAAATAAAATATTCATTGATCCATTTCCTGATGGACTAAGTAATGAAGGTGATGTTATCATAAAAGGTAACTTACAAGTTGATGGTACAACCACAACGGTTAACTCAACTCAAACAACTGTTAATGATCCAATCATGATGGTTGGTGATACTACCAGCACAAGAACTGTAATGGTAGCAGTTCAATCAGGTGTTTCTACAGTTATTGTTGATCAGGTAACAGGTATCGCAGTAAATGATACTCTATTACATTCAAGTTTTTCTGCAACTGGTATCACGACTGTTACAGCGATAAACAGTGGTGCAAAAATGCTTACTTTCCAAGGAACTACCATTGCTGGAATAAGCACTCAGACCACATTCTCAGTAGTTCATGCAACTGATACTAATACTGACCGTGGACTTGGATTCACATATAACACTGGTATTGGAACTGCTAATTCAACTGAAGGTTTCTTTGGATTAGATGATAGTTCAATTGCATCTAGCACTGCTGGAACTGGTAATCATGGAACACATGGTGACAATAGCAGAAGATGGACTTATGTTCCTGATGCTACTATCACTGGTAGCGTTGTATCTGGTGCAAAAGGTTTCTTAGATATTAAAGGTATTTACTATCAATCAGGTAATTTTGCTTCAGGTGGTGTTGTATGGTTTGATGACACTGGTTTACAGAGATCAACTAATAATCCACAAACTCCAGTTATTACATCCAAGCAGGTATTAACAGCTATTACAAAAATTACACTTAGTTCTTTAAGTGCTGCTATAACAGTAGCAGTCGGTGATATTGTCAAACAAGATGGATCTGGTGCTTTTGGTGTTGTTGAATCTGCAGTAAGTGGTGGAACTTCTGTTAATTTAATTGGTGTGGAGGGAACATTTAACACATCTGGTAATTTAAGAAAAGAGGGTGCAAGTGGTGCTATTGCTAATTTAGCATCAGTTCCCGCTGCTGCAACAAACGTTTATGTAAATAAACCACATTGGACATCAACTCTGGACGGGGGAACATTCTAGTATGCAACAAAATAGTGAAGTAGACATTAATGTGTTAGTGAACTTATATCATACAAAACTAGCATCAGCATTAAACCAAAACGTTCTTTTGGAGGCAAAACTCCAAACTCTAAAAAATGATTTTGAACAAGAAAAAAATCAACTTTTAGAGCAACTAGCAAATCTCACGGATAGTAATGGCGAAACCAAATAGTAGAGGGACACTAATAAATTATGCCTTACGTCAATTAGGTGCACCCGTATTAGAAGTTAATATTGATGATGATCAAATTCATGATTTGGTTGATGATACTATTCAGTATTTTAATGAAC